ACCAAAGAAATTGATGGTATCACCCTCCGGGCCATAGTAGATTTAATTGATGTTGAATCTAATCCCGATGTAGGACATACCAACTATCAGTTTGTGGCCGGCAAGCAACGACTAAGCATGTTGCGTAAAGATGTATACGGAAGTTACACTCCGCCACATCTATACGAAATAGTAAAAACCAATGTGGCCACAGGTTTGTATACTCCGGAACTGCTGGAGTGGTACACAGAAGATGACTGGAATCGAATGAATGACATTATTGATCATTCCAAAGACGAACAGTACAGTTATGCGGCCATAGAACAACTGATAGAGAAGTACTTGGTAAAAAACAGAAGTACAAAGGAAATATATGAAACTCCACAAGTTAGATACATGGTGGCAGCCGCTACAGTCTTTCATAAAGAAGAACCTAATGCAGCCCGCATGCGTTATATCAAAGAATATTACAACGCAGCCAGTGATGGCCTGTTCACTCTTGCTACTCCTGTGCTGGCTGGTCTCGGGACTCCTACTAAACAGTTTAGTAGTTGCGTACTTATCCGCAGTGACGATGATTTGGACAGTATATTTGCTAGCGGAGAAATGATGGCCAAGTATGCCAGCAAACGTGCAGGCATTGGTTTAGAAATTGGACGACTACGTCCACTAGGTTCACCCATACGTGGTGGTGAGATTATGCACACAGGTATGATACCATTCCTGAAAAAATGGTTTGGTGACTTACGCTCATGCTCACAAGGAGGTATCCGCAATGCAAGTGCTACTGTATTCTATCCTATTTGGCATCATCAGTTTGATGATCTTATTGTACTTAAAAACAACCAAGGAACAGAAGAAACCCGAGTCCGTCATATGGATTATGGGGTTGTGCTTAGTGCTTTCTTCTGGAGACGATTTAAAAACAAAGAACAAATAACATTCTTTGATCCCAACGAAGTGCCAGACCTGTATGAAGCTTTCTACTCAAACACTGAACTGTTTGAAGAACTGTATGTCAAGTACGAAAAACGCAAGGACTTGCGTACAAAAACTATGGCAGCAGAAGAAGTGTTCAAGTCGGGCATCTTAAAAGAGCGTACAGACACAGGACGTATCTATCTTGTGTTCATTGACAACGTGATGAAGCAAGGACCGTTTGATCCTGAATATCATACCATTTACCAGAGTAATCTTTGCTGTGAAATACTTTTACCTACTAAGTCCTTTAAACGTCTGGATGACGATAGCGGTCGTATCGCACTTTGCACCTTGGGCTCAATCAATTGGGGTGCGTTCCGCAATCCAGAAGACATGCGCCGTGCTTGTCGCATACTGCATCGTAGCCTCAACAACATTCTTGATTATCAAGACTTTCTTTCCATCCAGTCTAAACTATCCAACGACGAAATCAGACCACTGGGAATCGGAGTCACCAACCTTGCCTACTGGCACGCCAAGCGTGGATTCAACTACGGAGAGCGAGACTCCTTGGCTGAAGTCAAGACGTGGATGGAACATCAAGCCTACTACCTGACAGAAATGTCGGTGGAACTGGCCAAAGAACGTGGTCGTTGTGTAGACTCAGACCGAACACGCTACGGCCAAGGTGTTTTTCCCTGGGAACTACGTGCCAAAGGTGTGAACGAACTTGCAGACTTTGCGCCAGAACTGAACTGGGAAAGTCTACGTGCAGAGATGCGCAGTTATGGTGTTCGCAATGCAACATCAATGGCCATTGCCCCGGTAGAGTCTAGTTCAGTTGTTATTAACTCAACCAACGGTATTGAAATGCCTATGAGTTTAATCTCAGTTAAAGAATCCAAAGCAGGCAGCCTTACACAGGTTGTGCCTGAGTATCACAAGTTGAAAAACAAATATCAACAAATGTGGGCACAAAAGGACTGCGATGGTTACTTGAAAACAGCGGCGGTGTTGGCAGCCTATGTTGACCAAAGTATCAGCACAAACACATTTTACAATCCGGCACACTTTGCTGATCGCAAAGTTCCTACAACCCTGATTGCTCGGAACTTGATGCAGGCACATTACTGGGGACTGAAGACATTCTACTACAGCCTGATCAACAAAGCAGGCAGTAAGATGAAGGCCGAAGATGAAGCAGTCGCACCGTTGGATGAAATTGATTTTGATCTCGATGAAGACTGCGAATCATGCAAACTATGAACAGCGTTGAAAAAATCTGGGCCCGGGCTACAGGACACTTGATGGGAGAATCAGATCATGATCGCCCTGATGTGCCTATCTTGACACTGCAAGAAGCCCGAATAGCCTTGTTCTTCAAAACGTTTTGGGTTATAATACATATTATAACTTGTGGCTTTATTATAGCCAACACAATTAGACACTGGTAATACAATGAGCCAAGCACAATACAATTTAAAAACAAAAACAGACTACCTCAATCGTAAGATGTTCCTGGACCCAGCAGGTCCGGTTACCATCCAACGCTTTGAAGAAGTCAAGTACAACAAGATTGCCAAGTACGAGCAAGAAGCACGTGGATTTTTTTGGGTACCAGAAGAAATTTCCCTGACCAAAGACTCACAAGACTTTAAAGATGCGTCGGATACTGTCAAGCACATCTTTACATCAAACTTGTTACGTCAAACAGCACTAGATAGTTTACAAGGTCGTGGTCCAAGTCAAATCTTTACACCAGTGGTATCATTGCCTGAACTCGAAGCACTGGTCTACAACTGGACATTCTTTGAAACAAACATTCATAGCCGTAGTTACAGCCACATCATTCGCAACATCTACAATGTGCCTAAGGAAATGTTCAACACAATCCACGACACCAAAGAGATTGTGGACATGGCAAGTAGTGTAGGAATGTACTATGATCGACTACACATGATCAATTGCCGTAAAGAACTATTAGAAGACTTTCCAGAACGTGAACATATTAAAGCAATTTGGATGGCACTGCATGCGTCATACGCATTGGAAGCATTTCGCTTCATGGTATCGTTTGCCACAAGCCTAGCCATGGTAGAGAACAAGATCTTCATTGGCAATGGTAATATTATTCAATTGATCCTGCAAGATGAAATACTACACAAAGAGTGGACTGCATTTTTGATCAATCAAGTTGTGAAAGAAGATCCACGCTTTGCAGCCATCAAAGGCGAATGCGAAGCAGAAGTGTATCAACTGTACATGGATGTTATTCGTGAAGAAAAAGAATGGGCAGAATACCTGTTCAAGTTTGGGCCTGTGATCGGACTCAATGCCAACATACTGCGTGACTTTGTGGACTACACAGCCGCTGCCGCATTAAAAGAAATTGGTATTAAATATCTAGCACCTGCTCCCAAGAGCACACCGATTCCCTGGTTTAACAAACACGTCAACACATCGAACAAACAAACTGCACTGCAGGAGAACGAGTCGACTAACTATGTTATTGGCATCATGAGTGACACGTTAGATTACGACGAACTGCCAAATTTATAAAATAAAAGGAAAAATATGAAAGCAACTGTATGGAGTAAAGATCAGTGCCCCTATTGCGACCAAGCAAAAGCATTGTTAAAGCAAAATGGCATTGAGTTTGAAGAACGTAATGTAAGTAAAGATTGGACCCGAGAACAACTATTAGAAGCAGTACCGACTGCCAGAACCGTGCCGCAAATATTTTTAGATGATAGACTTGTTGGCGGATTTACAGAACTTAAAAAGTTATTTGAACAGGAAAACGCTGTTGGCTACGGCGATGGAGTATTATAATATGTTAATTGACAAAGGCGCCTCAGTAGGTGAAGTAGTGACGTTTAAACTAACGTCCGGTGAAGAGCTGATTGGAAAATTAGTGGAAGAAACTGATGCACACTACAAGCTATCACGCCCAATGGTGATTGCCATGGGTGCCCAAGGTCCAGGACTGATGCCCTACTTGTTTACAGTGAGCCCAGACAAAGATATTAAATTGTCAAAAAGCACAGTTACAGTGGTTGCAGTCACAGACAAGATGTTTGCTGATCAGTTTATACAAAGCACCACTGGTATTAAATTGGTGTAAATTGCTGGATAAATAATTGACAAGAACGGAACAACATGCCAGCAGTACAAAGACAAGGTGATACAAACTCAGAAGGCGGTGCAGCCACAGCAGGTGTGGCATCAGTACGAGTTAACGGCAAGCCTATTGTGGTTGATGGCACAGGCGTTTCTGCTCATGCGCCATGGAAGCCAGCAAAAGCACATGCACCACATGTTGCCGCAAGCACTGCTGGTGGTAGCGGCACAGTACGTGCTGGTGGAAAACCTGTTGTTAGAACTGGCAATGTTGACACCTGTGGACATGCACGAACAGGCGGCAGTCCTGACGTAAGGGTAGGATAATGGCGGGATCATTGTCTCCACTACAACTACAAGCTGCCGCTGGCTTGTTTCAAAATCAAGGCTACAGTGTTAATGCAAATCTAACTGCTACAGTTGATGCATATAAATCAACCCTGTTATTGACTCCTTTGATAGACGCTATTGGCAATGCAAGTGGATTGCCAGGATCAACACAACTGTTATTACAAACATTTGCCAATACAAGTTGCCCTGCATTGGCTGATTCTATAGTTCCTGGCACCACAGCAATTGTCACATCCACATTGGCCAATCCCGGAATGACAGGCATTGTCACACTGACAGCAGAAGCATACATGGGCGACGGTGACCTTAGTAAATTTGTACAAACGTTTACCCAAGCCGACAGTTATTGTTCAACTGTAAATGTCTTTATCAACAGTGCAGTAAACTCCAACAGTTATCTAGGTCCTACATTTACCGGCATGGACAATCTTGTCACTGCAGGACTTACTGAAATCAATCGGGCCACGGCTGCAATGGGCGATGACTTGTTCAATTCTGGCCACTACATAGATCTAGGGAATCTTGACAATTACGGAACGCCATTGGCACTGATACAACAGATATCACGTCGTGCTGGAACAATCAGTCCGTTGATAGGAATACTGAGCCAGGCTGGCGTGCCTGACAACATTATTTTAAATCTCAATGATCCTGCTGTGATAGTAACTGACACTGTGCAAAAAATTATGTATAACGCATTACGTAGTGTCACAGGCGACGAGCTTGCAAATATATTAAGAATATTAGATGTTTGGACACCAAACATCAACACATTGGCAGACTTGTTGAATCCTGCTGTGATGTTGCCCAACAGTTATCCATCCTTAACAATGCCAACTGCAGATGGCCCACGTGCTATTTACATTACGACCCCGCCAGAACCACCAATTGACTACGATAACTTGACTCCTGAACAGAGTCAGGCTATACTTGACGAAGAGGCTGCTGTAAGAGCAATTGATCGACCACTGGCCTGCGAAATACGTCAAAGTGAAAATCCAGTCACTGCAGGCTCCGCTGCTAGTCCTGTAACAGGAGACACTTCCGGCAACACAGGTTCCGGCAATCAATACACACCAAATAGTTCGTTAGAACCTATAGTGGCTGCTGATCAGGCCGGAATAAGTTATGAGCGACTGAGCGTTATGACAACCCCAGGGCTGGCACTGGTCAACAAAGCATTGTCCTGCTCACTTGATCAGGTTACAAATATCAGTCGTATGAATTTACCACAGTTGTCTGAAGCGTTTTTAGCGGCAGAAACCAACAAAGGTTTGCTGGCGATCGAAGCACAGACCCAACCATTACCGACGGCAGCAGTGAGCTACTATGCAAATAGTATAGCAACAGGATCTGGTGTAAATGGTACTATATTGTTAACCGACATCCTGGGAACTGCGGCTGGCACCACTGTTACTGACAGCATTGGAAACTGCATTAGTATTATTGATACATTGTACGATGCAGGATCGTTGAATAATTTAATTACTATCTATGATGGCATATTGGCAAATGCAATAGTGTCAGACAATGGCAATGTATTGTCGTTGATATCTGACGCCGCAAACGTTATTGGAAATATTGCCAATGCTAACCCAACAGAAACCGCCAGCCTCAACACAAACTTTTTGGCAATCAGCGCACAGATAACAAAGGAAACTGGATTGCAGGTTACAGCAGGTATAGATATCGGCAACGTAATAGGTAATAGTCAAACGTCTATCATGAGTTTTGTATCTTCGTTGCCGGGCTATGGACTTGATACCAAGGTTGGCGGTTCTGCACAATATTTAGAAAATGTGGCTACATCCGCAAGTGCTGGGCAATCCACTGTGGCAGTACTGCGCGAAGGCCGCACAACAGAAGGACTTAATGTTGCAGGAGTAGGAACATCAGCTACTACTGTAGACCCAATACCATCAACTCCGCCACCGCAAGCTGTGTTAAGCAGTTCTAGAATCTTCGAAAGAGAAGCGCAGAGTCAAGTGGTTTATTAAACCCAGCCGTTGAAGTCGGTAGATAAGTCAATAGGATGAACTTCCCATCCGTCTTTTGACCAGCGTAGTAACATCAATAATGTGTTTAAATAGTTCATTTATTAAACTCCTCTGCTAGGTACATAAGAATGATTGTACCAAACACAATGATCTGAATTGTAACTAATTCTATGTCCATGATTACTTCCAATAATGAAATTTGCTAGCAGAACTTTGACGATATTCGTGAATTATTTCTGCCCAGGCAATTAGACCGTCATAAACTGTGTTGATAAAGTTTTTCATAGATAACTTCCTCGACGATCAAATTCTCTAGTCCAGTGGTCTACATCACAGATGTCTTGTACGTTTTTACTCGCGAGATAAGCGTCTAATTTGCTTTGATAGTTCTGTCTTGGGAACATTTCGGCTAGACGCTCAATTAGTTTTGCTATTGTTGCTGTCATTGCTTTTTCCTTTAGTTTTATAGAAACTCGTGGTGTCTACTGAGTTATTTATGTTGCAACGCAATATCTCTAATGGTTTCTACTAATATAGACAGCCAAAAATAAACCCACTCAGAGTGGGTTTATGTGGTACCGTGCGTTTCATGATACCTTTTGAGTGCCAGCATTCTGGCCAACCATAATCTAAATTTTACATAATCGGAAAGTTCGTCGTCCAGGACTAGTTGTCCAAACTCTGCGCTTCGGCGATTACGTCCAAATGTGACTTCATCATCTATGACAAAGTCATCATCGTCAAGATTATTTCGCTGCCGGAGTAGCGGCTTTGGCGTCTGCTTTAGGTGCGTCTTTCTTAGCAGGCTCACTTTTTGCAGGCGTTGCTGTCGCAGGAGCGGCAGGGGCTGTGGTAGCAGGTTTGGCTTCTGCTTTCTTTTCTTCTTTCTTGGCAGCAGGTGCTTGAGCAAATGCAGAAAGAGCAACAGTGGTGGCGATTAAAGCGATAAGTTGTTTCATGGTATCTCCTTGATTAGAAACTGTAGACCCGGACTTTCCTGGCTACACATATATAACGCCACAGCCTCAGCATCGGTTGACACAAAATTGGTATTTTGTTATAATTTGGGCATATAGTAAAAAAAGGCACATATGGAATTGCATGTTGAAGCGGGCCCAAAGACCAAACAGTATATTGAAGCACTGGTTCCTAGTATGTTAGCCCAGTTAGGGCTTGTGAAAAATCGCCGATTGCTCATGATCAAAGTGGACTCAGATTTAGAGGAAATGGGCACCACTGTGCCGTTGACAGGACTTGACACTTACTTGGTGGTATTAAAACCCACTAGAAATTTGTATGCACTGGGCGTGACCCTGGCACACGAGTTGGTGCATGTGCGACAAATGGCACGAGGCATCCTAAAAATCATGCCCAAAGGCAAAAAATGGAACGGCAAATACTACGGACGTAATGTGGCATATTTGCAACAGCCCTGGGAATTAGACGCTTTTGCCCGGCAAGAAATTGTGTTTCGCAGGGCTATTGAACTGTGATTTTGGTTGACCAATAATTCCCAAACTGCTATAATTAAGGTATGAAATTAGATACAAACGAAATACTACAGTGGGCCGGGGCTATTTTTATAGTAGCAGGTCACAGTTTAAACGCTGTGGGTCCTGAGGCTTATCCTTACAATATCCTTACATTTTTTATAGGAACCTTACTGTTTTTAGCCTGGACTGTGCGTGTTGCAAATAAACCACAGATGTTTGTGAATCTTGTAAGTGTAATAATTGGGCTTTCTGGGCTGGTAAAAGCATTTGGTTGACCGAATATTTCCCATTTGCTATAATACGAGTATGAAAACAAAAAAGGAAAAAAAGATGAAAAAAACCAAAAAACCAACCCTGGGTGAACTCTTACGCAAGAAGTTGGGACTCAAACCAACCCTAAATCAGTTGTTAATGAAGCGGTTGCGTGGTTGACCGAAAATTCCCAATTTGCTATAATATAGCATAGTTTAACAAAAAGGAGTTTGAAAATGGGTTTAAGATACGATACATTAGGTGAAATGATTACTTTAAACGAGCAAGAAAAACGTGAAATTCGTATGTATGGCGCCACCGAAGCTCAAATGCGTGAAGCAGTAGAATCGTCCAGCACTTTTCGATTCTCTGGTCCCGCAATGGTAGTGGCCAGCATGATGAGTGACGCACAAGAGATGATGGCCTACGAACAGCCGGACTTTAACACCATTGAAGATCAGCGTCAACTGTTAAATCGTGCAAAATTTGTGCTTTTTGAGTACATTATGGACCGCAAAAACGGTTGACCCAAAATTCCCAATTTGTTATAATACTTGTATAGAAACTAAAAAGGATTCCAAAATGACAGCAATCGCAACACAGATCACAGAGCAGTTGGTACAAGACGCAACCAACGAAGCAGGTATCCAAGC